CCGTGCATCCCCCCGAACACCGCGACCGGGTAGCCGCCCTTCGCCTTCCCGTTCGCGCCGGCGCGCAGCGACCACCAATGCCCGATCGGGTCGAGCACAACCACCTGGACGCCGCCGTGGTCGAGAACCTCCTCGACGATCACCTTCGCCGTGTTTGACTTGCCGGCGCCCTTCTTCGCGAGCACCGCCGTCGACTCGCCCGCGACGTCGATCGGCAGCTGCAGCGCCGGCGCGATCCGCAGCTCGCTCACGTGATCCCCCGCGTTGAGCTCGGCGACCTGATCGTCGGGGATCCCCAGCGAGCGCAGGCAGGCGGCGCGCGCCTCGAAGTAGGAGCGCTCGCCGCGTGTTTGCGGGCGAGCTTCTCGACGGCTGTGCGGATCGCCTTCGCGGCCGTGTCGTAGGCGCCGCGGTGGATGCCGCGCACGTCAGGCCACCGCTGCGACTGCGGCACCGCGTCGCGGTTGACGTAGCGCATCGCGATGAGCGCCTGCAGGAGGACGCCCATGATCTCTTCGGCTGTCGTGGCCTCGGCGAGGCGCTCGTCGAGGAGCTGGCGCGAAGCGTTGCCTTCGACGTGGACGATCCGTGAGATGGTGCCGTCCTTCTTCTCGAGGACGGTCTGCGAGTCGTCGTCGGTGAACTTGAACGACGAGTGCGCGAGATCGGTGCCGATCTCCATCACGAGAAGGTCGGCGATCAGGCGCATGTTCTCGGCGTCGATCTTCGGCGCCGACAGCTTGGTCTCCAGTGTGAGGCCGAGCGCGATGTTCTGCTCGCGCGCGCGCAGCGCGGCGGCCTTCTGCTTCTCGCGTTCCTTGCGCGCCTGCTCCTTCTCGCCGGCCGGCGCCTGGATCGGCTTGCCCTTGTGCGACGCGGGTTTCGTGCAGACGTAGGCGACGCGTCCGTCGCGCGGACGCACCGCCGCTGCGTGGCACGGCTGACCCTTGTGCTTCGCGATCGTCAGGCCGAGCTGGCGTCCCTCGTAGCTGTCGAGCTCGACCGCCCCGCCCGTGAGCGACGGGTAGTAGCTGTTGCGCTGCGTCTTGTACTCGACGACCTTGACGCCCTGCCCTGTGAGCTCCTGCGTCGCCGCCGCGATCTTCTGTTCGAGCTCGTGCTCGTCGAGTTCGTGCTCGACCGCGCGCGCGTACTTGCCGCGCCACTGCGCGCCCTGCGCGAACGCCGCCAGCTGCCGCTTCGGCAGGTCCTTCAGCTTCGTCAGCTCGAGCGCGTCCGAGACCGTTATTCCGCCGGAATCGAGAACGTCGCGGATCTTCTTCGGCAGCTCGACGAGAGCGAGCCGCTTGGAGATGTGCCCTTGCGAGCGTCCGACCTTGGTCGAGAGGTCGCGCTGGCTCATCCCGAACTCGTCGATCAGCCGGCGGAACGCGGCGGCTTCCTCGAGCGGCTGCAGGTCGCTGCGTTGCAGGTTCTCGACGAGCATCGCGGCGAGCCGCTCCTGGTCGTCGAGCTCCTTCACGTACACCGGCAGGTAATCGAGGCCGGCCTGCGCCGCGGCCGCAAGGCGACGGTGCCCGGCGACAACGGTGTAGGTGCCGGCGGCGAGGTCGCGCGGTGTCGCGACGATCGGCTCGATCAGCCCGACCGACTTGATCGACGTCGCGAGCTCGGCGAGGTCGCCGAGCTGGCGGCGCGGGTTGTCCTCGGCCGGGATCAGGCAGGCGAGCGGCAGCTCGAGCACCGAGTCCGCGAAGTGCGGCTCAGGCTTCCGGAGGGCGACGGCCATCAGAACCCCACCCCGCTCTCGATCTGCCGCGGCAGCTCCCACGTATGGACCGGCTCGGGTGCGACGCGCACCGCGCGCACGACCTCTTCGGTCGTCGGGGTGATCGCGTAGACCGACGCCGGCGCGTAGAACTGCGTCGCGCCGCCGTCGCTGTCGTCGTCTGCGGCGAGTGCCGGCGGGACGTCGAGGCGCAGGAAGCCGTGGCCGGCGATCTGGACTTCGGTGAGATAGCCGGCGAGCCGGCGGTGGCCCATGAGCTCGACGATCGCCCAGCCCTCGAAGAGCGGCTCAGTTGACATCGCGTGTGTGCTCCTTCCATCGTGCGAGCTCGAGGAGGTGCTCGTCGAGGCGCAGCTCGCGGGGCGCCTCGTCGAGTGGTTCGGGGAACGCGACCGTCACGAGGACGGCGGCGACGATGGCGGCCGCGGCGAACACGAGCACGGCGAGCGCGACGACGCTCACCTGCAAACCCATTCGCCGCCGCGGCCGACTCGATGCATCCAGGCGGCGGCGAGCGCCGCAGCGACCGGGTCGTATGGTGAGTCGGCGGCGTACGGCGTCGACGCCCACGTCGACGGCAGGAACTGCCAAGGCCCCGAGGCGCCCGACGTGTTGTGGAAGCGCGTCCAGCCGGAAGATTCGCAGCGGCCTTTCCGGATCAGCGTGGCGGCGTCGACGCCGTAGGCGATCGCCGCGAGCTTCGCGGCGTGCTCGTATGGCGGCTCGAACTTGACGAGCCGTGCGTGCCGCAGCCGTCGCAGAACGAGTCCGCGGGCGTTTGCGTCCTTGCGCGCCTGCACCGCACGCCGCGCCCACCACTCGACGCCCTTGCCCTGCACGAGCTCGACGCTCGCGCCCTTCGTCGCGGCGTGAGCGTAGGGGTCGCCGCCGGCGAGCACCGCGAGCACCGCGAGCACGCAGAGCGCGACGACCGCAGCGATGATCGCGGCGCGCTTCACGCGGCCGCCGCCGTTTTCGCGGGCTGGAGGTGTTCGCCGCAGTCGGTGCAGCAGGGCTCCCAGCGGACGTGACGGCCGCGCTGCGTGCGTACGTCACGCTCGAACGAGGTCGTCCGGCCGCACGCGACGCAGGGTTCGCGGTCGCCTCGGATGCGTGCGCGCATCATCAGGCGGTTTTCCGGCCGAGGTCGAGGTTGGCGAAGTCGGTGCGGATCGCGAGCCTGCGTTGCTTGGCCTGCTGGCGCATCTCGACCGCGATCGGCCCGTGCTCTGTCGGGTCGGTGCGGGCGACGAGCTCGTGCCGCCAGGTGTCGTCGTCGAGGCGCCAACCTTCGGATTCGACCCAGCGGAGGAAGTGGGAGCGTGCGTCGACGCGTGCGAGGTACCCCTCCTCGACGAGCGTGAGGAGCCGGCGGCGCTCGTCTTCGGTGATCCGGATCGATGCGTTGACGATCCAGCGGGCGTGGTCGATGTCGCCGAGCCGCCAGCTCTCCTCGGTCGCCCACCGGAACAAGCCGAAGTACGACCGCTCGAGCGACGCGTTGATCCGCTGCCACGCCTTCGTCAGCGCGAACGCGAAGTTCGGGTTGCCGGGTTGCAGCTCGAGCGGCCAGCGCTTGAGGTACTCCCGCGATCGCGTCTCCATCTCCGACGGCTGCACGCCGGCGGCCGCGAGCGGCTTCATCGCAGCGCACCAGGTCGACCACTGGCCGTGCCCTTCGGGCCAGACGCCGACCGCCCGAGCGAGCGCCTCGACGAGGTCTTTCGGTGAAGCGTTGATCGGCGGTTCGTCGGCGCCAGCCGACACCCTGACATTCGCTTTTTGAATGGCAGGGTCACTGGACGGTTCCAAGGACGGTTGCTCTTGGACCGGTCCAATAAGGGGGGAGCGGACATTTGCGCCCGCTCGTCCAGCGGACATTTGAGCCCTCTCGTTTGGGCGCAGATGTCCGCCCGTCTCGACTTCGGACGAGCGGACAAAATGTCCGCTCGTGTTCGGGCGGCGGATACCGAGGTGGTCGAGCTGATTCGGGCTCAGCGCGTGCCCATCGAACGGCCGCTCCGACCACGGCAATTCGAGCTCCTCCGGCGTCCAGAATTGCCCCTCGAGTTCGGGCAGCCCGCGGCTGTAGTCGACCTCGATCGCGCGCAACGCGCCAACGACCAGCCGGTACATGAAGAACCGCACGCCGCCGTCACGAGCGACGACGACCTCGAGCTCGTCGAGATCCTGCAGCCGATCGACGCACCGCCGAACCTGCTTCTCGGACAGCTTCGTCCTGAACGCGATATTCGACGTGTCGAGCTTCTTCGACCGGAGCTGCTTCTTGCTCTTCGACGGGGCGATCCGCAGCCAGCCGACGCCATCGTGGTGCGCCGTCTCCGCGATCACAAGCGCGACCGTCCGCGTCCCGTGCTTCGACACCGACTTGTGGACGATCTCTCTCGAGACCTCGTAGCTCACCGCTGACGCTCCTCGAGCGACGGGCCGATCGCGAGCGACACCGGCGGTGTTGCCACGGTGTAGACGCGCAGCTCGACGGTGCCGCCGGCGGCGATCGCCGCCCGCTCGTCGTCGTCGAGCTCCCACACCGACTCGACGAACGGCATCCCGTCCTGCTGGCCGCGCCTGACCCACAGGTCGTTCTCCTCGCCGCCGCGCTGAAGCCGGAACACGACCGTCGTCTCGGGTGTCCGCCCCGGCCTCACGCGGCCGCGCCTTCGAGCTGGAGCTGCTCCCGGTCGGCGCGCGTGCCGCGGATCCCGGCGGCGTCGGCGAGGGAGACGACGACGATCGCGGCGCCGAGCAGATCGAGCAGCGACTGGCCCGGTGCGCCGATCACGATGAACTTCGCCCACCGCCGCGCGCCGACGCTGCGGTAGCGCACCTGCAGCCCCTGCCAGCCGCCGCCGCCTTCGAGGAACACGCCGCCGTCGGCTGCGACGACGATCTCGACCTTGCCGGTCACCAGCGCACCCGCAGATCGACGTTGTCCGCAGGACGTCTGAGTGCGTGGCGCCGGTCGCGGCGCGCTTGCAGCTCGGTGACGACAGTGGCGATCGCGAGCGGAACGACGACGGTGACCACGACGACGATCCAGTCGAGCGTGTGCATCGAGTCGCGCATCAGCGGTTGAGCTCCTCGACCGTGTCACGCACCCGCAGCTGCGCGAGCTCGAGGCGGCGGCGGGCGGCCGCAACATCGACACCTCGTGCGTCGGACGAGAAACGCAAGGCCCGGTAGAGATCCTCGGCGGCGACCTGCGCGCGCGCGGCCGCGACGACCGCGCTCTCCCGACGCATCAGCTCTGACACGGGCGCAGGCCCCGCCGCGGTCGGCGCTTCCGTCGTCACGCTGCCGCCTCACGGATCGCGCGGCCACGGTCGAGCAGCCAGAGCGTGAGCTCGACCTGGCGGGCCGCCACGATCAGGTCGGAGTTGCCGTCGCCGACGGCGTCGCGCAGCCGGCTGGCGCGCGTTTTGCTGTCCGTGCAGGACGCTACGGTCGCGTTGTGTCCGATCTGCCCCGCTCGGCCTGGAACGGTGTGCTGCAGCTGCGCGAGCTCGTCGTCCCGATCGGCTTCGTCTCCGCGCAGACCAAGGCGCAGGACTTCAGCTTCCGGCTGATCCACGACGTGTGCGGCGAGCCGGTCGAGCAGACGCGCGGCTGCCCCGTCCACGGCAAGGTTCCCGAGGAGGAGCTCGTCAAGGGCTGGGAGATCGCACCCGGCACGTTCGTCCGTGTCGAGCCGGACGAGCTCGCCGCGATCGCGCCGCCCGACAACAAGGTCGTCGACGTCTACGCGATCGTCGACGCCGGCGACGTCGACCCGATGCTCGCGACGCGCGCCTACTACCTGCTCCCCAAGCGCAGCAAAGTCAGCCGCGACGGATACGCCGCGCTCGAGCAGGCGCTCCGACTCGAGCAGCTCGTCGGCCTCGCCAGGTTCACCGCGTTCGGCACCGAGCATCTCGCCGCGCTCGTCCCGCACCGCTACGTGCTCGCGCTGCAGGAGCTCGCGCCCGCCCACGACTTGCGCGACCCCGGCCCGATCGCCGACCTCGTCGCCGCGGTCGAGCTCGACGAGCGCACCTGCGCGCTCGCCCGCAAACTCGTCAGCCGGCTCGAGGTGCCCTACGAGCCGGCGCTCCTCACCAGCCGCCACCGCGAGCGGCTGCAACGGCTGTACGACGCCCGGCTCGCCGACGGAACCAGCGCCCTGACCCGGCCCGCCGTCGACGAGCTCATGCCGGCGCCGACCGTCGACCTCGCCGGCGCGCTCACCGACAGCCTGCGCGGCATCCCGAAGAGCCGCAAGGCCCGCGTCGACGCCGCGCTCGCCCGGACGTAGCGGCACTACGACACCGCCTCGTCGAGGAGCGGCAGCTGCTCGCCACTCGGGGCGGGCAACGCCTCACCAGCTGATTCCGCCGGAAACAAGTCGCGCCAGCCCGCGTCGTCGAGCTCGTCGAAAGCAGGCTCGGGCCGAAACGGGGAGAGGATGTCCCGGCCCGAGTCATTCCCCGTTTGCCGTGCGTCGGCATGGGGCTCCGGAGAGCGAACGTGATCGAGCTCGTCACCGTCCGGCGCGGCCGCGCCCGCAACCGTCGCGGCCGCGCCGTCGACGGCGTCCGAGCGCCCCGAATCACCGACGCTCGACGAGCCCGAGGCTGCGGCAGCGAACCTCACCTCGGACTCGTCCAACGCCGACGTCTCCTCGCCGGTCGCGATCAGCCGGTAGCTGAACATTCGCCGCCCCGTCGCACCCGGATTCCGCTGCTTGTCGATCACGCAGCCGGCGCCACGCAGATCCGACAGCCGCGAATGCGCGGTCACCTCGCAGCGCTCCTCGATCTCCGCCGCCGTATGCCACTGCCGATCGTCGAGCAGCTCGAGCACGCGCACGTTCCCCGTCCGCAAAAGCGCACGCTCGTGCTCGTTCACGAACACACACCGGCGACGAACTCGAGCGGCAACAGCAGCCCGTACAACACGACCGCCATACACACGAGGAGCAGCTGGTCGAGACGCATCAGACACCGTCCCTGCCGGCGGCGGCGAGGCTCTTGATCGAGACGCCGTAGATCGCGGCGAGCTGCTTCAAGCGCCAGCGCCGGACCGGCGTGGTTCCGTTTTCCCAACGCTCGAGCGTCTTCGCGGTGATCGGCGGATCGAGCTCGGGACGCCGCGTCACAGCCTCACGCGCAAGGCCGAGATCGTCGCGGGCGACTCGCAGCGGGCTCTTCGTGTTCGTCGTGACCGACAATGTGTCTAGACAATAACCGACACATCGGATAGCTTCAAGTGTCTAGAAGATGTCTAGCCTTTACCTAGTGCTCCGTCGTAGGCTCGAAGAGGTCTTGGAATGGGTCGAGCTAGACACGGCAACGATGAACAGCGCGCGGAGGGCGAAGGGCCTTTCGTACGAGGCTGTCGCGCGCCTGCTCAATGTCTCGAGCAAGACGTATGAGCGCTACGAAAAGGCCGGGCGCGTTCCGCGTTGGATGCTTCCAGCGGTTGCCGCCGCGCTCGATCTCGAGATCGAGCAGGCGGAGCCGCGTCGGATCAGGATTGACGATGAGGTTGACGAGGCTGAACAGCTGGCTCGTCTGGATGATCGGGTTGGCCGTGTGGAGGAAGAGCTCGCAACAGCGCGCGGTCTCCTCGCGGCAATCGCTCTCGCTGTCGGGGCGGAAGTCGCTGTACCTCCCGATGCAGAGCATCAGCGAGTGTCCTGACCGAGCGCACTTCGTTCTCCAGCCGCGCGACCTGATCCTCGAGCTCGGACACCCGATTCGGCTTTCGATCGCCCAGCATGAACCGGCCACATTTGCCGCAGAGCATGCTGGACAGGCCGTCAAACACGCCACCTCTCCCCCGCACTGGCAGCAGAATAGTCGCCCGCTGTCAACCGGCCTCGTGACAGCGGTCCTCGTTTCCTCGTTTGGGGGTATCGCAGCTGCCCCGAGGTCGCTGAAGATGCGGAGTGCCAGTTCGACGAATCGCCGGGTTGGGAGGACGAGGAACAGGATGAGGCGTATGCACGCGGTTGGCCTGATGTTGCTCGCGATCGGTGGCACATTCGCAACGACCGCGAGCCCGTCGCCGGCCGCGGGTGCTCCGCGGTGCGTGGACTACGACGGCCAAGTCTTCAACCGGATCCGCGACCACGGGATCTCCGATCAGGGAGTCCCGCTGAAGGTGTATCCGCTGAGAGCCGTGGGCGTGCCGGTGCGCGGCGGCTGGCTCGTCGCCGCAACGGTGTTCGCGAAGCACAACTACGGCTGGGGCGTCTGGCTGATCACGAAGCGGCTCGCCGACCCTGGTGCGACCGCTCTACACCCGAACGCAGGTGGCCGGATCTATTCCGTCAACGCGGTCGCGCGCGTGCATACGACGCTGCCCCGCTGGCCGAAGGCAGTCGCGAAGGCGAACATCGCGGCGGCGCTCGCCTGCGCTCGAAGCTAGATCAGGATTCGCGCGGCGAGCTCGGGCGCACAGCCGGCGCCGACGAGCTCAGCGAGCCGGTGCAGATCGCCGTCGCTGACCGCGAACTCTTCGGCGAGCGGCAGCGGGACTTCGAGCTCGAGCGCTTGCTCGAGCCGCCAGGATGCGACGGTCGGAATCGCGGCGGGCTGCATCGGCTCGCTCTACTTCTGCGGGTCGCCGGCTGCCGGCGATTTGTCGGTAGCGGCCTTGCGGAACCGAGCCGCGAGGCCTGTCAGGGCGGGCGGGCCGAGCGTGAGGAAAACGACCATCCACGGATGGGCGGCGCCGTAGTCGCGCGCCGACTCGGATTTCGCCGCGGTGGCGACCGCGGTCAGCTCCCAGGCGACCAGGCCGTCGATCACGTGTGCGGAGTTCGGGCCGACGAGCTTGCTCAGCCCGGACGAGATCTTCGCGGCGAGGTTCACGCGTGCGTCTATCGGCGTCGGGTCTGCGGAAGGGCACAGTCGTCGCCCGCGCTACTTCGTCAACCTTGGCAGGTTGATGAAGAGGCGCAGGCTCGAGCCGGGGACGGGGTAGTGCTTCACCCAAATACCTTCGGCGCCGCCACCCTCGGGATGCGTGTTCCCCTCGACGGTCGTGTAGCTGCGGACGTGGCCGGCCGAGTCGGCGTCGACGTCGGCCACGAAGCCGATGTGACCGTCGTCGCCGAGCCAGACCATCAGCGATCCGATCTGCGGCTTCGCAACGACCCAGCCGAGCGCCGCCGCAGTTCGATAGCTCGGGATCACGGCGAACGGTGACGCGGGGAAGAAGGGGATCGGCTGGTAGCCGTTCACGCTGAACGCGACCTCTTGGAAGATCTCGCAGTAGGCGAGGCCGCTCGTGCCGAAGACGCTCTGGATCCGGTTGATCGACCAGCCGCCAGGCCCTGGAACGCTGCCGACGTTCCAGCCGCCCTCCCTGGTCCCGACCTGCTGCAGCTCCCACGCTCTGATCGCGAGCGCCAGCTTCGTCGGCTGCGTGTCGTCGACGAGCTCGATCCGCGACTGCGCGAGCGCGACCCAACACGCCGGCCTGGTCGCGATCAGCTTGCCGTTGTTGTCGCGCGTGCCACGCAGCAGCGCCCAGAACCACGGGCCGACCTCGGGCACGAGCTTCGAGGCCTTCGCGCCGCACTGGCCCTTCGCAGGGAAGCCGAGCCGGTAGCGGAGCGCGACCGTGGCGGCCTTGGTTCGCGCGCCGTAGCTGCCGGGCGTGTAGCGGTGGAGGGTCGGCTTCACCTTGCCGCCGCACGCAACGGCGAACCGGTTCGGGCAGTGACCGGAGATCATCCACTGCCAGCCGTCGACTCGCTCGCCGCACGAGCCGGCGTGCAGATTCCATGCGTCGCTGCACTTAGCCGGATGGGTGGCTGCGGTCGAGTGGGAGGCGGCCACGGCTGCGGGCGCGCCGGCGGAGATCGCGATCGCCGCCACGGCGGCGAGCAGGACGGCAAGTCGCTTCACACGCCGCCTATCGGCGAGTCCTCAGAGCAGCTGCGTGAGGAGCGCGAACGCCGTCTTCGCGTTCTGCGCCGGCGCTTGATGTGTGGTCGCCGTGGTGGCGGCGACGAGGATGGCGGCGCCGACGATCGCGATGCACCAGTTGCGCAGGCCGGTGATCCGTTCGCCCATCGTCTCGAGCTTCGCCTCGACGAGCTTCTCGAGGTTCTGGCCGAACTCGCGTGCGTCGTCCTTCGTGAAGGGGCGATCGTCGGCCATCGCATCGTTTATCGGCCGGCGGCGGTGCTTGGGATGCCGCTAGTAGGTCAGGTGCCTGCGGTGGTGTCGAGCGCGCCGATCGCCAACCGGATCAGCGCCGAGCATTCCTTCGTGAGCATCTTGACCTGGGCGAGCGTCTGCGCGTTCGTCGGTGCGTTGAGTGCGAGGAACGTGTCGTTCGCGGCCAGCGCAGCCTGCGCGCGCGTGACCAGTGCGGCACGGTTCGCGGCCGCGGTCTGGAACGTCGCGTCGATCGTCGCCAAGGTCGGGTCGGTGTTCGGTGTGACGGTCGCGATCGCGTCGGGGATGACGATCGCGACCTGAACCGGCTGGGATCGATCGATGCCGACGCCTGCTCCGACTTCTTGGCGGATCAGCTCGGCGGCCGCAGCGAGATCGGATGCAACGAATGGCTTGGTGACGATGCCGCCGTCGTGGACGATCAGGAAAACCATCAGGTGACCCCGTAGAGGAAGAATGAGCTGCCGGCGAGGAGCGGCACGCCGCCGAAGATGATCTCGAGTCGAGTGATCGCGGCCGTGTTCTGCCAGGCGACCGAATACTCGCTCTCGAAGTGGATGCCGGTGCCCGAGATTGCGGTCTGATAGGCGTTTCGCACCCGCGCTCGTTTATAAAAGGGCGATTGGTAGCGCTGGATCAGGAAGTCGACGGATCCGGCCATGTTCGCGTTCGCTGCTGACCCTGGAACGTTGCCGAGGTAGACGTATGCCTCGGTGGCCTTCGAAGCTGTGATCGAGGCGTCGTTGGCTTGGTAGGCCTGGCGGTAGTAGTTGGTGCCGGCGTCGTGGTTGATCTTCATCGTGCAGCCGACGGAGACGCTGCCGAAGTCGGCGGTGGTGCGACCCTCGAAGTAGCCGATCAGATGGTTGTAGGTGGTCGGGATGTTGCCGCCCAGGAGCGCGTTCGTATCGAACAACAAGGCTGTGCTGACGGCGAGCACCTGGCTGCAGATGAGTGTCATCGCCCCGCTCGGCCCGGCAGCGATCGCTACGGAGCTGGCGCCGGTTGCGCGCCCCTTCGCGTCGAACGTCACCTGCGGTACATGAGTTGCGTCGCCGTATGTTCCCGCCGCCACCCCCGACGTGCCGAGCGCCGGGTTCGGGTAGGTGCCGCTGAGGTCGCCGCCCGCGGCTCCGGATGGTGCGGCGCCGGGAGGAGTGGCCCAGGTCGGCGGGTTCGTGCCGACGAGCACCTTCGTTGGGTCGGCGGGGCCTACCATCTCGTACTCGACATCGGCGACGCCGGCGCCGAGCGACGGGTCATCAGTCACGGTCGGAACGAGCAGCCCCGACGGCGACGATTTGAAGTTGATGCCTGCTTCGCGGAACATCAGACGCCGTCCTTGTAGAAGGCGATCGTCTGCGGCTCGTACGTCACGGAACCGTCGCCGCCCGCGACAGGCACCGTTCCCGAACCGGGGATCCCGTGCGTGACGCCGGCGTTGTAGACCTCGAGCACTTCGGCGCCGGATAGGCCGCGCGTCGCGGCCAGCATCCCGTACGACATCGTGCCGTCCGTGTCTCCCAGGACGCCGGATGGCGGCGAGCCGAACCAGATGCCTGCCGCGGGCGTGTAGAGGCCCTCCGTGTACGACGCGGCCTGCAGCAGCCCGTCCACGTACATCAGCCACTCGCCGGCGATCCGGGTGATGAGCCCGAGGTGGAAGTCCGTCGAGGTCATCGCGTTGTCGCTGAGAACGGTGTTCGGCCCGGAGGTCGTGTTGCCGACGAACAGCAGCAGCTTGCCGCTCGTGGCTTGCCTGATCAGCGCCCAGCCGGCGTGGCTCGAGTGGCCGCCGAAGAACCCGGAGCCCATGAAGTCTTTCGAGCCGGCGCCTTTGAACCAGACGCCGGCGGTGAAGTCGCCGGTGATCGTGCCGGTCGTCGTTTCCTCCATGCACGCGGAGGCAGGCGAGACCTCAAACAGCGCCGACTGTGTTCCGGGAGGGCCTGCGGCCTGCGCCCACGTCGGATCCGCGAAGCCGCTTACCGTCGATAGATCGTGACCGTTGCCCGTCGAGTCATGCGCGACGCTGCCGGCCGCGTCGTCGAACGGCCATACGGCGTCGAAGCCGAGCGTGTCGAGCGTGTCGTTGAGACCGGGACCGCCGAGTAACCCGGGCGGGAGCTTGATATGCCTGCGCTCGAGCGCTTCGATGCGGCGGCGGTGGTCGCCGAGTGCGGGGCCGCGGCCCGGGCGTTGCGGGAAGCTGAAGCTCACGTGGTGCCGTCCGCGGAGACGAGCATGCCGGTGACGGTCTCGACGTCGTCGTCGGTGGGGGCGATCGTCATCCCCCAGACGCGTTGCAGGCCGGCGAGCGGTTTGCGGAGACGCTTCGACGCGTAGACCGGAAGCTCGTCGCCTTCCTGGTAGTCGTCGATCGGGTCGACGCCGGCTTCGGCGGCCGGCTGCAGGGTGACGGTCTCCTGGCCGTTTTTGCGGAGCAGTAGCTGCAGTGCCGCGAGTGCGGTGACGGCGTCGGTGAGGGTCTGGCCGGGCCAGGTCTGGGTCGCCCAGGAGACGCCGTAGGCGGTGATGCTGTCGGAATCAGAAGCGATCTCGGCGATGTCGCCGTCGCTCGTGAACATCGCGACGCTGTTCGCGCGCTTGGTGCCGTCCTTGAGGCGGCCGATGCCGGCGAGGTTGCGCGGGAACTTGTCCCAGGAGAAGATCGCGTCGTTGCGCTGGCTGCCGGCCTGCGTGTAGATCGAGAGCTCGGCGAGGTAGCCGGGCCGGTTGATCGGGTCGTAGATCGGGGTGAGGATGATGTCGAGCGACCCGGTCTGCTCGAGCTCGTCCCAGGCGTCGCCGACCATCGCGCCTTGCTGGAAGTCGATGTTCAGCGGGGCGGTGTCTTCGATCGTGCCGCCCCAGAAGGCGGTGCCGCCGTAGTCGGGTCCGGCGTCGATGTAGCAGCCGCCGTCGGCGTCGATCGTGCGCGCGAGGAGCTGCGCGGCGATCGTCGATCCGACGGTGCCGGTGTAGGAGATGCCGGCGGCGGCGGGGAAGTTCCCGTCGGCGTTGTAGACCGGCCGGGTGTAGAGGCTCTGGCGGGGGTCGTAGGCGACGAGGTCGGCGTAAGGGGTGTCGCCGTCGACGCGGTCCTGGACGGTGAGGAGCTCGCCGGCGAACACCGGCACGTAGGGCGGGTCGCCGTTCGAGCGGCGCAGCACGAGCAGCAGCCGGACGCCTTCCTCGACGAACGGGAGGCCGTCGTCGTGGGGGATGTTGACTTCCTTGTTGTCGCCGGGGACGGTGCAGCTGTACTGCCACGCCTGCCGCAAAGCTCGTGTGAGCTGCCGGTTGGTGGCGAGGCCGTCCAAGATCGTGAGGACGGCGAAGCTCGCCCGGTCGAGGACGACGGTGCGGTAGCGGCGGCGGAGCGGCAGCGTCAGCATCGCCGGCGGCCTAGACCGCGAACGCCCCGTTGACCTTGAACGTCGTGGTGTCGGCGCCGGTCAGTGTGATCGTGTTGTCGCCGACGGCGAGCGGGAAGAACTCGGAGGCGGTGACGTCGATGCCCTTCTTCAGGTTCGCGCCGCTGCCGTCGAGGTAGGCCTTGCCGCCGCCGAAGGTGGTGATCTCGGCGCTGTGTCCGGACGCGACCGAGACGGCGCCGGGCAGGGAGTCGTCGTAGACGATCTGCAGCGGGTTGCCGTCGTCGTCCACGACGGTCTCGTTCGTGAGCGTGAACGCGGTGAACGGACCTGCGACTTCGATCACCGGGTAGTAGGGGACGTTGCCGTCGTTCGTGACCGTGTCGGTGCCGCTGACGTCGACGTCGACTTGGGTCAGGTCGATCGCGTAGGGGAAGCGGGTGTCGAGCGCGACGGTGACGCGCTTCAGCGAGTCCTGCACGACGGCCGGGTCGGGCCACTCGAGCAGCCGCAGCCCGTCGATGATCCGTGCGTCGCTGCCGCCGGTCGGGGTCCACTGGTAGCGGCCGTCGGCGTTCAGGAGCGCGTTGAGGTGCAGCATCAGCTCCTCGTACATCTCGCGCCTGGTGGCGCCGATCGCGATCGCGCCGTTGTCCCAGAGCTGCCAGGAGAGCCGGAGCACGTAGCCGCCCTTGAAGCGGCTGTGGATCAGGTCGCCGTCGCCCTGCGGGATGTTCTCGACGGTCGAGCGGACGGTCAGGCCGACGTCGCAGGAGCCGGCTTCATGCACGTACCCGTTCAGCGTGCCGCCGTCCTCGAGGTCGAGCGTCCCCTCCGGGGAGGTGAGCGAGCTCGCAAGGTTCCATTCGATCCCCGGCATCGGCCTAGTACCCGTGCGTCGCTGCGTCGCTTACGAGGTCGATGTCGCGGAGCCGGTTCTTTTTCATCGCGCCGGTGTGCTTCTCGGTGCTCGCGGACGAGCTCGCGATCTTCGAGAGGTGCAGCGCGATCTCGGCAAGCTTCGCGCGCGCGTCCTGGCCGGACAGCAGCCCGTTCGGGCCGGCGATGTTCGACCCGTAGAGGCCGTACTCGTTCGCGGCCTCGGTGAAGAAGTCGCCGGCGCTCGTCGACGTCGTCTTCTTCTTTGTGAGCGTGTCGATCTTCTTCTGGATCGACGCCTTGGTGGTGTAGGCCTTGGCGACCGCGTCCTTGCTCGCGTTGATCTTGTGCAGCTGCGCGATCTGCTCGTCGAGCGCCTTCTTCTCCTGCTTGAGGATCGAGACGAGTCTCTCGGTCGAGGCGCCGTTCGCGCGGGCGTTCATCTCCTCGATCACGAGGTCGGCGGGAACCTTCTCGAGCTTTGTGATGTGCGCGTCGCGCTGCTTGTCGATCTTCGCCTTCGCGGCCTTCGCCGCCCGCGCCCGGGCGGCGGCGTCCTGGGCCTTCTGCTGGGCGATCTGCTGCAGCTGCGAGCGGAGCGACGCCTCGTCCTGGTAGACCGACTGCAGCGACTGGACGAGCTGCGGGTTGCCCTTCCCGGACGCGATTCGCTTCTCGGCGAACGCTGCGGCCTCCTGGTCGTAGTCGAGCTTCGCCTTGATCGCCGCCGGGCTGTTCGGGTTCTTCGCGAGCGCCAGGTTCAGCTGCGCCGCCCGGGACGGCTTGTAGTCGGGCATGGTCGTCGTCGACGGCGGCCCTTTCGTCGTCGTGGTCGAGGAGCCGCCGCCGCGGCCGGCTGCGTCGTGGAGCGGGTCGTTCGACATGCCGCTCGTGTTGGCCGGCTTCTTGTTGGAGCCGAAGATCGCGTCGCCGAGCTGGTGGATCGGGTTCCGTCCGGCGACGCCGCCGGTTGCGATGTTCTCGATGCCGCTGAAGAGCGCCGCGGCGCCGCGGCCGAGGTGATCCTTGATGAACGACTCCTCGGAGCCTTCGACCTTGATCGCGATCGGAATCACGATCGGTGCGATCGAGAGCGCGCCGAGGCCGAGCAGGCTCCCGCGCAGCAGCGCGACTTTGCCGTTCGCGCCGGTCGCGGCGCCGCCGATCAGCGCGACCTCGCCGGCGGTCGTGGTTGCGCTCACGCCGAGCCCTGCGAGCTCGGCCTCGGTCGCGGCGATCGCCGGGGCCGCCTCGACGGGCATCAGCTTGAACGTCTTGCCGATCAGCGCGACCGACTTGATGACACCGGCGGTCGCGAGCAGCAGCGGACCGCCGACGGCGAGGAGCCCAATGATCACCTCGATCTCGGTTTTCGCGGTGTGGCCGAGATGGTCGAAGCCGTCGGCGATCGCGGAAAGGCCGCCTGCGACCACGACGACGATCGGAGCGATGGTGGCGCCGAGCTTGATCAGGTCGACCTGCACCGACGACCAGGCGGTCGCGAGCTTGTACGCGTCCGAGTTCTTGACGTCGTGCTGGTCGTTGAAGAACTTGTCGGTGTTCTTGCGGACGTCGCCGAGCTTCTGCTGGTAGGAGGAGAGCTGCGCGTCGAGCGACTGGATCAGGGTGAGGATCGCGGCGCTCGAGCGGCCGCCGCCGAGCGCCTGGATGATGTCGCGGCTGCCGCGGGTGTCGCCGGCGGCTTGCATCTTGTCGTGCAGCAGCTGCAGCACCTTCAGGAGCCCGTCGGGCTGGCGCAGCAGCGTCGCGAGCTCGTTGGCGTCGATGCCGAGATCCTTGAGTGCCTTCTTGGCCTTCCCGGTCGGCGCTTCCATCAGCGCGAACGTCATCCGGAGCCTGGTCGCGGACTCGTCGGCGCCCATGCCGCGGTCGGTGAGCACCGCGAGCGCGGCGCCGACCTGGTCGAGCGAAAGGCCGGCGTTCTTCGCGGCCGGCAGGACGCCGGTGCCGAGCGCGGCCACGAGGTCGTCCATGCGCATGTTGCCGGCGCCGATCGTCGCGTTGAGGGTGCCCATCGCCCGGTCGTAGTTCTCGGTGCCCTGGATGCCGGTGACGACGGAGGCGCCGAGCGCGGTCGTGACCTCCTCGAGGTCGGCGATGCCCATGAACGCGGCGATCGACGACGTCTTCAGCACACCCATAGCCTTGGCGCCGCGAAGGCCGAGCGACTCGAGGTGGTAGAGGCCCTTGGCGAGCTCCTCCGGGCTCTGCGGCACCGACCGTGCGAGCTGCAGCACCTGGCCGGTGAGGTTCTTCACCTCCGCCCCGGTCGCGCCGGCCTGCGTCTGGACCATCAGCATCTGCCGGTTGAACTCGACGCGCATCTTCACCGCCTCGAACGCGATCAGCGCGGTCGGCGCGGCGACGTAGCGGGTCAATGCGTGACCGACGGTCTGGGCGGCGCGCAGCTGCGCGGCGGTCGCGGCCGCGGCGGCGCGCTCCTGCGTGATCGCGGTCCGCTGCGCCTCGACGGCGAGCGCCCGGAGGTCGTTGCGGTAGGCGACGGTCGCCTTCTGCGTCGACAGCGACTCGGCGCCGGTGCGTGCGAGCGACCGGTTGAGCTTCTCCTGCGCGACCGCCAGGCGGAGCGCGTCGTCTGACATCGCGCCCGTCGTCTGCGAGTAGACGCGGCGGATCTCGCCCAGGTCCGCGCGCGTCTGGCCGACGGGTACCCGGAACTCGAGATCGGTGACGATCGGCTCGAACGAGCTCACCTCACCGGCCCGCCTTCGCCCGCTGCCGGTCGCGCCTGTCCGTCGACTTCTTCACGGCGGCGTCGCGTTCGGCCTTCTCCTGCGCCTCGATCATCGACGCCGCCTCGTGCAGCTCGCCGACGAGCGCGTAGGCCTCTTCGACGAGCCACTGCAGAACGTCGTCGACGGGCCGGCCGAGGTCATCGTTGAACCGCGGAAAGCGTCCACCCTGCCGTTGCGCATGCGTCGCAATCCGGAGCGCACTCGAGGCCGTGCGCTGCAGTGACGACTCGAAACCAATCGAGCGCCACGACCCCCACGCGGCGGCCGACTGCGTCGTGGGCTGTCTTGCGGCTGATCAGCGACGAGAGCATCTCCAGGTCCGGGGTCGGGATCTGCTGCAGCTGCTCGACGGTCATCGCAGGCTCGACGAGCGCGAGCGCGACGACCTGCAGGTTGACCTGGCCGATGAGGTCGGTGACCCGGAAGAACTCCGCGTCGGCGGCCGCCTCCTGCTTCTTCGTGGGCGTCTTGCCGGACTGCTTGAGCTCGGCGAGCTCGTCGAACGGCGCGACGGCGAGCTCGGCGAGCGTGCCGGGGTGCGCCCACTCCTTCACGACGTGCTCGCGCAGCTCGGTCGGGAGCGACTCGAGGCGCTGAAGGTCGAAGAGCGAGACGTCGCGGTAGACGGCTTTGCGGCCGGAGGGGAGGATCGGGTCGTGGAGGGTGTTCGTCCACTCCTCGGCCGTCGTCACCTCACGCGTGGACGGGTTCTCTGTGCTGGTGGTCATGTGCCTTGCCCCTTTCGGCTTCGCACTCGGATTGGCGGTGGGTCTGAAGTTCGGTCGCGAGCTGCGCGATCGCGCCCGCGGCGATCCGGTTCAGCCGGTCGGCGGCCTTGACGGCGCGGCGCGCGTTGTCGGCGAGCTCCTCGAGGTGGTCGAGCTGCGCTCCCGTCACCGTTAGGCGGAGCGGTCGGCGGTCGCGAGCTGGTTCTTGACGACGGCCTGGATCACGTTGGCGGCGGTCGCCGAGCGCTTCGACTCGAAGTCGAACGTGGAGACGGCGCTTGTCCCGTCGGCCTTGAACTGCGTCTGGAAGTTGAGGATCTGGGCGGCCGCGAGTGCCAGCGTGACGCTGAGGTTCGCGTTGCGGGTGAGCGCGATCGAGAGCGCCTCCGAGAACACGGCTGCGCTGAGTGCCGTCCCTGACGTCGAGCCGGTGTTCGCGGCGCGGGCGAGCTGGTCGGACTGGAACGCGACCCCGGCGGATCCGGAGACGGCCAGGAGGCCGTTCGGGACGTCGAGCGAGGCGAGGCCGTTGTCGCCCTTGAACCAGGTCGTGCCGCGGGAGATCATCAGGTCGATCGCGTTCACGACGCCGTTGTGGGCGCCGCCGAGCGAGACAGCGAGCTCGGGCCAGCCGTGCGCGAGCTCGCTCGCGAACAGGCCGCTCAGGTCGGGGATGTCGCCGGTGTCGACGTAGGTCGCGGCGAGCGCGACGGTCGCGTACTCGACTTCCATGAACCCGTCCGGCTTGCCCATGAAGTGGCCCGAGCCGAGACGCATGCCGTCGTAGCGGACGCACATCTCGCCCGGCCAGATGTCCCAGCAGGTGAGGTAGGGCGTCACGAACGGCGCGTCAGGGTCGATCGTTTCGGTGTGGATGAAGTTGGGGGTGCTGCCGGACTCGACGATCAGGCCGAGCAGCGCGCCGAGGAAGAAGTCCTCCTCGGAGGGGCGGATGTACTTCTTGAACGTGCCGCCGGGCTGGGCGCCCATGACGGCGACGTCGCCCTGCTGGGCGAGCTGGTCGGACTCCTGCTGCTTCTCGCGCTGTACGCCGGGGTCGAGGCTGCAGTCCTCGAGCGCGATCGCGATCGTCGGGGTCGTCGCGGGCGTGTCCTTGTCGTCCTGGAACGCGAACGCGAGCACCTCGATGTTCGCCGGGATCAGCTCGATCGTCACTGCGGGTCGACCTCCTCAAGGTGCGGGTTGGCCGCGAGCCGCTTCGCGAGCTTCCGGTCGACGGTCGAGTACGTCTCGCCGGCGCCGAGTGACACGCGCGGGCTCGCGCCCAGCGAGACACGGTGGACGGGGCTCTCGTCGCCGTCGGCGGGGTCGCGGAGCTTGAAGACGCGCGGCACCGGCGGCGCCTCGATCGCGGCGATCGCGTCGAGCACGGCCTGCTTGTTCGGGAGCTGCTCCGGGGCGTCGACGCCTGTGGCGGCGGCGACCTCGTTCAGCTCTTCACGCGTCTGCTCGCTCATTCTGCGGCCGTCTATCGGCGGCCGCCGGCGGGCTAGGTGCGGTGGATGACCTCGCGGAGCTTCGCCCGGCCGGCGGTTCGGGCCTTCGCGAAGAACCGCTCAGGCGGGATGCCTTTGTCGCTGATGTCGCCGCGGTGGGCGGTGTAGGAGCCGCCGCGGCGTTTCACGGTCCAGGAGCTCCGGCCTGGCCGTTTCGGCTTCTTGCGCCGCTTCCCGAGCGTCCCGGCGTCGAAGAAGCCGGCGATCGGCGTGCCGCGCTTGCCCGTCTTCATCGCCCGGATCCCGGAGGCGTAGCCGTCTTCGGTGCCGTGCGCCTTGACCGGCGCGATCTCGAGGTCGATCGAGGCGCCGGCCTGGGCGACGGAGGCCGCGTCGAGGGAGGCGGCGTCGAGGCCCTCGACGATCCGCGCCTCGAGCTTCTCGGTCAGCTCGGTGAACCCCTCGGCGAACGTGTTGATCGAGGAGCGGATCACGCGGGCAGCGCTGCGGCGTTCATCATCCGCCCGTCGAGGGTCGCGACGACGGAGAAGTCGGTGCGGTTCGGCGCGATCTCTCGGAGCTCGTAGTAGAGCTCGCCGGCGAGCAGCGCCTGCCGGTTTCGGAGCAGCAGCGTCGAGAGGTCCCAGTGGGCCTGCTCGAGCGGCGCGTCGTCACGCTGGATCTCCTTCAGCCGCGCCGAGGCCTTCGGGTCCTTGACGAAGTAGGCGATCGCCATCTGCGGCCGCATGTAGTTCGGGTTGCCGTCGAACGGTGTGCGCGGCCAGTAGACGGCGATCCGGTCCTTGTCGCGGGAGAGGCCGGTGCGGTAGCCGTCGAGCACCTCGGCGTCCGGGAAGGCGCCAGCGAGCAGTTCGACGAGCGCCCGCCGCCATTCCGTGACGGGGTTCGTTGCCGGCTCGGTCATCCGACCCGGACGTCCCGCATCCCGTCGCGACGGTCGAGCGCGGCCCGCTGGGCGCCGCCGAGGTTGAACTCGCCGCGGTTGGCCGCCTCGGCGAACTGGGTGCCGACCGAGGCGACGTCGTTCAGGTAGCGGACGATCACGAGCGTCGCGACGGCGCGGCGGACGGTCTTCGGGATCTCGGGGAACCCGAACGTGCCGGTGACCTCGGCGATCTCGTCGTGGTGGACGTGGTTGCCGCCGGCGAGCAGGTTGCGGCTCGAGCGGGGCAGCATCGCCGGGGTCGTGACGCCGGCGGGGAACTCGATCGATCTGATCGGCTGCCAGCTCGGCCGGATCCGCGGCAGCGCCACCCAGGCGGTGTCGTCGAGCGTCTGGATGACTGTGCCGTCCTGCCGTTTGAACACGACCGCGGTGATGGCGGTGGCGTCGCCGACCTGGAGCTCGCGCTCCTCTGCGACGAACTGGTCGAGCTCGAAGACGCGGGTCTGCGGCTGCGCGCCGATCGGAAGGATCTCGCGGCCGGTCTCCTGCAGCCAGTCGGTCGACTCGTCGAGGATCAGCTCGTTCAGGATCGCGTCGATCTCGGGGTCGTCGCCGGCGCTGTAGCCGGGGACGCGGCGGACGACGTCGCTGAGGGTGCAGAGCGCGCCGGCCTGCAGCACGTCGGGCGGCGCCGCGGTGAGCAGCTGCCGCACGATGAAGGTGCCCTGCTCGACCTCGCCGTCGGCGGTGATCGACCATTCGTGCTCGCCGGTCTGCGTCGTGGCGAAGTCGAGCTGGTAGGTGCCGTCGCCGAGGTCGGTGATGTCGCCGGCGACGAACGCCGTGACGGTGTCGTCGGGCTCGCGCACCTCGGCGCTGTCAGGTGCCGAGCCGAGCCCGACGACGAGGTGGACGCTGTCGCCGACGTCGTAGACGGTCGTCAAGGCCAGGCTCCTCTATTCGCTCTCGACCGCGGCCGAGCTGCGCATCAGGGGGTGGTCGCGGTGGTCGAGTCGGTGATGATTCCGGCGGAATCGAGCGCCGTCAGCAGGTTCGCGAGCGCGCTCTCCGGGTCGTCACGGGCGCCCGCGACGTCGATCGGGCCTCGGTAGACGTCGGCGACGTCGCGGCCGACGGCAATGAGCTCGACTTGCAGCTGCGGCTGCGGGTTCGTGCCTGAGACGTCCCAGGCGATCCGGACGAAGGCGGAGGGGTTGTCGACCGTGACCGACTGGACGCCGTCCGCCTCGAAAGTGAGCGCGGCCGCGGCCGCGACCCAGGTGTTGCCGTCGTCGGACTGCTCGACCGTGACGTCGACGGCGTCGACGGCTGCGGTGCCGCTGAGCCGGCTGACGCTGACGTTGGCGGTGACGCTTGCGGCGGCCTCGTAGCCGCTCTCGCCGGCGGAGTTGCCGTCGGCGTAGACCGCCTGGTAGACGGCGAGGTGCGCTTCGACGGATCCGGGTTCGAGGTTGATCATCGGCTGCAGCGTCTATCGGTCGCCGCGGGTAGGTGTTCGTGGGGGCGACCGAAGCCGCCCCCACGAATCGAGGCCCTCCCGTTGGGCCTCGAGCTAGGCGTCTCCCTGGATTCCGGCCTTGGCGACGATCTCGTCGATCACGGCCTGCTTGTTCGCGAGCTTCTCCGGATTCTCGATCCCGATCGCGGCCGCCTTCTCGTTCAGCGCGTCGCGCTTTAGCTCGCGCAGCTCTGCCGCGTCGACCGGGTCAGGGTCGCCGTCGACGTCATCGTCGTGGTGGTCTGCAGCTTCGCGGGCGGCCTGCTCGGCGGCTTCGCGCTCTGCCTGCTCGCGGGCGGCCTGTTCGGCTGCATCGGCCCCTGCCTGCTCGCGGGCGGCCTGTTCACGCGCCGCGGCGTCGGGGTCGGACGAATCGGGAAGCTTGGCGATGCCGGCCTTGAGGAAGCGCTTCGCCTCGAGCTCGTCGAAGTCGTGGACGGAGCCGGCGCGCTTGACGCCGTCGGGGCCGGAGAGAGTCTTGAGGAGCTGCAGTTCCATCGTTGGGTCTCCTTACGGGAAGAGGAACGCGCGGCGGGCCTTCGGGGAGGCCCGCCGCGCGGGGTCGTCTTACGCGTGCGTCTTGAGGCTCTTGACGGCCGCGGTGTCGACGAGGTCACCGTCGACGCGCTCCGCGAAGCGGAACCCGACCTGGCCGTTGGCGGCGTACAGCTCGACGAGCCGCTGCGAGACCACGGGGCCGCACTCGCGGATGTAGTAGCCGGAGTGGTCGCCGAAGGTCGCGACGACCTTGGCCGCGGCGATCGTGTCGTAGAACGGATCGATGTAGACGGGGTAGCCGCGGATCATGTCCGGGTCGCCCGCCTTCAAGCCGGGCTGCCAGACGTAGTTGTTGAAGTCGTCGACGAGCTTTGCGATCGCGAGCAGCGTCGAGTCGTGCATGACCCACTGCGCGCCGGGCCGGTACGGCGGGGCGACGGAGTGGACGAAGTCGAGCAGCTCGTCGGAGGTGAGCGCCGTCGCGGACGCCGACGTGATTCCGACCGTCGCGGCGACGGTGATGCCGTTCGGCTTCGAGGAGCCGTCGCCGGTTGCGAACGCGGCGCCTTCCTTCAGCGCGATCGCGCGGCCTGCGCGACGGCTGATGAACGGCGCCATGTCGAAGAGCGAGTCGTTCAGGAGCTCCTCGCTGATCTTCACGATGACGCCGTACTTGTAGGCGTTCAGGATCGCCTCGTCGAAGGTGTCCTCGGACTCGGTGTAGCCGGCTGCCTCGGCCGTCAGCGTCGCGACCTGCGCGTCGGTGACCTTCGGGATGTGCAGCGGCTCGCCGCCGGCGGTCTGGATGATCGTCGCGAGCTGGCGCAGGACGCCGTACTGCGTGCGCGCCTCGACGAGCTGGTTGCGCCAGTTCTCCGGGACCGTGTAGCCGCCCTGGCCGTCTGTCGCGACGTTGAACGCGGCCGCCTGCATCTGCACGCGGTCGAGCACGGAGCGGCTATCGGGCGACATGCCGTTCGCCGTTCGCCGCATGTACTCGGTGAACGCGGCGTTGTACTCGGGCGTCTGGAAGAGCGCCCAGAAGCTCTCGTCGGCGTCGTCGTCGGCGGCGGTCGCCGGGTTGACGATCACGGCCTTGTGCGCGAGGCGGCCTTCGCGTGCGGCCTGGCTCTCCTCGAGCTCGACCTTCTCGTCGAGCGACTTGAAGTCGGCCTCGGCCTTGGTGTAGGACTGCTTGTCCTCGGCCGTCAGGTCGCGGTCTTCACCGCGGGCCGTGTCGAGGATCGCGCGCATCTGCGTGACGAGCTCGGCACGGCGGGAGCGCATGTTCTCCAGCTCGTGAATGGGAAGTCCCACGTCAGTTCTCCTTCGTCAGGGTTTCGTTGAGTGCCTGGGTGAGCGCCCAGGGGTTGTGCTCGTCACGTGTTGCATCACGGGGCTTGTCGGAGCCGGACGCCGGCTCGGGTTCGTCGGTGGCGGCGATCGGCTCGATCACCGCGACGACCGGTGCGGCCGGAAGCTCGCCAGAGGCCTTGAGCTTGTCTTCGATCGACGCGTCTGCGTCGTCGGCGCGCTTGCCGTAGGCCTTCGTATCCTCGGCGCGCTTGCCGTTCTTCTTGTTCGAGCTGCCGCGCGCGAGGCGCGCGAAGGCGTCGTCGAACGTCTCGACCCGATCGACCATCCCGGCGTCCAGCGCCGCGGCCGCGGTGAGCATCCGACCTTCGCCGTAGCCGTCGAGCACGGCCTTGTTGCTGACGCCGCGTCCTTTCGCGACGTCGCCGACGAACATGCCGTAGTACTCGTCGACGGTCGCCTGCAGGTTCGCGAGCGCCGCCTCGGTCAGCGGCTCGTACGGGTTGCCCTCTGTCTTGAAGCGGCCGGCGTGGATCAGGGTGACCGTGACGCCCTCCTGCTCGAGCTGGCCGCTGAACTCTTGGTGGCAGCAGATGATGCCGACGGAGCCGACCATGCCGGACGGGGTGACGGAGAGGCTGTCGGCCTGCGAGCCGAGCCAGTAGGCGGCGGAGGCGGCGTCGCAGTTCGCGACCGCCTCGATCGGCTTCGATCCGCGCGCGTCACGGATCGCCTGTGCTGCTTCGGGGATCATGTCGGTCGACCCGCCGGGCGAGTTGATGTCGATCAGGACGGCGCCGACGTTGTCGTTCGCGACGGCGGCCTGGAGCCCCGCGACGAAGTCCTGCACGGAGGTGCCGCCGCTGTACTGCGTCATCAGGCCTGCGCGGGGCATCAGGACGCCCTGGAGCGGCAGCACGGCGACGGTGCCGGCGATGTAGCCGGCGGAGCGGGCCGCGTTGCGTGAGACGGCGATGCGATGGGTCGCGCCGAGCTCGCGTGCGCGGGCGTCGTCGTCGAGCTCGTCGACGGCTCCGATCCGGTCGCGGATCTCCTGGTCGGTCAGCCGGCCGCCTGCGTCCCGGAACGCGAGCAGGTCGGTGATGACGGCGAGCTTGGACGGGAGGATCGCCCACGGCGTCTCACGGACGGCACGAAGGACGTTCGGGTAGAGGTGACCCTGCGAGTCGCTGCCCTGCATCGTCGGCGTCTATCGGCGAGCTCAGTCGGCGGGCGCGACTTCGCCGTCCCTGCCGGCCGTCGACGTCGGTTTCATGCCGGGCAGGTACGGCTCGTCGCCCCACGCGACGGGCGGCTTGTTCTCGCGCCGGCGCCACTCGTTGATCGTGATCGCGCCGCGGTCCATCATGATCGCCTCGCTCTCGTAACGAGTCTTGGTGTCGCCGCGCTGGATCTCATCGACGAGGAACTCGCACATCAGCCCGAGACGCGACGGGAAGATGACCGGGTCGTTCTTGATCGCGTTCTCGTGCCGGGTCAGCCAACGGCGGAGCGCCCAGCGGACGAAGTCGATGCCCTCCGTCTCGGCGTTCTTGTAGACCATCGACTTGCCGCCGGTGTCGGCGGCGAGCATGTGCGGCGGCAGCCGCAGCAGCTGCGCGCAGCGGACGTCGCCGAGCTTCTGCGCCTCGATGAACTGTGCGTCCTCGAGCGGCATGCTGATCGCCTTGAACTCGACGCCGTCCTCGAGGATCGCCGGCTTGCCGAAGTTGCGCGGCCCGCGCTGGGCCTTGTTCCACGACTTCTTCATCCGCTTGTAGACGTCGTCGTCGATCTTGTTCGGATGGGTGAGCACGCCGATCGGGACGGTGCTGTTCGCCCAGACGCGGCCGGCGTACTCCTGTAGCGCGAGCATCCCGCCGAGCTCCTGCCGGGCGATCTGCACCGGGCTGTAGCCGACGAGGCCGTCGTGGCCGAGGCCGGGGATGTGGAGGATCTCCGCGTTCGTGAGCATCGTCAGACCTGTGTGGCCGCCGTCGACGACGAAGCGCTTGACGCCCTGGTCGTCGCGGTAGACCTGGACGCGCTCGGGCAGGAGCGGCCAGAGCTCGCCGATCGTGCCGAGGCTCGAGCGCTCCTTCCAGAAGAACGAGTTGCCCCAGGTGAGCAGCTGCGACTGGCTCAGCTCCCAGAGCTGGTCCGCGGTCATCTCCGGGTTCGGCTGGTCGTGCAGGATCCGCCACTGGTCGGTGTCCCTGGCGCGCTCGCGGATGTCGTCGGGGCCGTCGCGGTAGACCATCAGCGGCAGCGACCCGACGGCGCCGGCGAGCAGCTGCACACCCGAGAAGTACGGGATCAGGGCGAGCACGCTGCGCGGGTTCGCTGTCTTGCCGGAGTACGACTCGCCGAAGAAGCCGGTCAGGCTCTCGGTCAGCCAGGTCGACGGGTTCCCGAGCGTCGCGGACGCGCGCCGCTCGAGGCCGCCGCGGAGGCGGTCAGCGAACATCGTTCGCCGACTCCGCCGGCGCCGGGCCGTCGGCGAGGCTGACGCCGAACGCGATCGATCCGGCGCCGCCGATCACGAACGCCGCCGCGACCGAGATGAGCGAGATCCCGTAGACCGCGGCGGCCGCGCCGACAAGCACGAAGCCGTCCGAAACGACAGGGCGCGCGAACCGCGACGAGAGCTGACGCAGCCTGACGAGACGCGGCGACGTGCGGGCGGAGCGGAGTCTGCGGAGAATGCGGCGCAACCTGACCGCGTCTATCGGCCTCGTCAGAGTGTCCGGATGCCCCGCTTGCTGTAGACGGTGCCGGCGCCCTTCGCGGTCGCGCGTGCGCAGCGCTCGCGGGCCATCGAGCCGGAGTAGACGAAGTCGATCGGCTCCGAGCTCTTCAGCTTGAACACCTTCCACCCGGATTCGGTCAGGACCGCCGCTGCGGCCGCGACCTGCTGTGCGAGCACCCGGTCGGGTGGCACGGTCATCGTCTTCTCGATCGCCGACTCGTAGAAGTGCTGCAGCGCGTCGGCCATCAGCGCCGAGTTCTGCGGGAACTCGGCGACGGTGAAGCCGGCCTCGGCGAGGTTCTCGCCCTGCGTGTCGAAGTAGCGCGGGTCGTACACGACTTCGCGCACCCGGTAGCGGCTGCCGAGCTCGTTGACGATGAAGTCCTCGACGAGGCTGTTGCGGATCCGGCCGCCCGGCACGAGCACGTGGTGCGGGACGTCGTCGCGGGCCGACCAGACGCGGCCGCGGAGCGCGATCCGTCCGTCCTCGAGCCGGGTCGCCCAGCTGCAGCAGGTCGTGTCGCGCTTCTTCGCCGCGTCGACGCCGACCCAGATGTCGGAGCCCTTCGGGATCTCCGGGTCGGCGAGCCAGGGCCGGTCGATCTCCTTGAACGCTGCGAGCGAGCGGATCGCGATCCAGACGCCGGCGGCGAACCAGGAGCCCTTCGCCTTCGTCCAGCCGTTCAGGTTGAACCGGATCCACTCGTTCAGCTTGTCCTCGCGATCGCGGACGCGCTTCATCGCCCGCAGCAGCTCGTAGTGGTTGAGCCACGTCGCCGGGTTGCACTTCTTGATCACCTCGAGCATCGCCGCGTCGTTCTCGAAGTCGAGCTCGTAGCCGTCGGGCAGCCCCCACCAGAGGAAGAGCCGGCCGGACTCTTCGTCCCAGGCTCGGATATGGAAGCCGTCGTCGTGGTGCTCTACGTGCGGCAGCTTCAGCGCCGTCTCGTAGGCCTCGCCCAGCAGCGTGTCCTTGCTGTAGCCGGCGGTCGAGATCCACGCCCAGAACGCCTCGTCGATCTTGAACACGGCCGTCTCGAGCGCGGTGACCGTCTTCTCCTGCGCCGTCGTCTCGATCGTCCAGAACTCGTCGACGAGCCCGATGTTCGGCTTGCGGCCGTGGCCGAGCGAACCGGACGCCGCCATGATCGCGTACTCGCCGCGGCCGTCCCTGCGGGTGACCCGCGTCGACGACTTCGTCAGCCAGCTCTGCAGCCGCTCGTCCTCGTCGATCCAATCACTCACGTAGCCGATCCCGAGCTTCGCCTGCTCCTTGCCGCCCGAGGTCTGGAACACCTTCGGCCGGCCGACGCCGGCGAGCGTCTGATGCGTGCCGATCCCCGACCAAAACGGCGTCTTGCCGCAGCCGCGCGGGATGCCCTCGCCGATCTCCTTGAAGATCCGACGGCCGAACTTGTCGCGCCGCCAGCCCAGGTCGATCGTCAGCACCTGATACGGGTCGAGCTTGAACCGGCTGCCGTTCTCCCACTTCAGGAACGCCGGGAAGAAAGCCTTCAGCTGCTCGGCGCTGCCGGCAGGCCCGAGCTTCTCGAGGTGCTCGACCAGCGGCTTCGCCGACCGCGCCCGCCGGCCCTGCAGCTGCTGCGTCGCCCTCTCGAACTCGCGCGCGACCTGGCGCCGCTCGAGCTCGGTCGCCGCGGCGACGTAGCGCGCCTGCAGCTTCGACAGCGACTTCCACCGCAGCGGCTCCTCGGACAGCCGCTCATGGTGCTGGCGCGCAAGGAAACTCCCGTCCTCGACGAGCTCGAGGAGGGACTTCCGGGGTCTCGCCATCGTGAAGGTCTGTCGGCCCGGCCGTCTAACCTAGGCGGCGATGGAACTCGGCGACGCAGCGCGCGACACGATCACCGGCTTCGCCGGCGTCCTCGTGGGTCGCGCCGAGTACTTGACCGGCTGCGAACAGTTCCTCGTCGAAGCGAAGTCGAAGGACGGCGAGCCGTCGAAGGCGAGCTGGATCGACGGCGATCGCCTCGAGGTCACCAAGGCAGGCGCCGCGAAGATCGCGGTGACCGCGGCCGGCGGCCCGCAGCAGCACGCCCCGACGCGCTGACCCGGCGCTGATTCCGCCGGAATCGGGCGTCTGGCGGCGACCTTCGTTTCGCACGCGAACGTATGAAACGTTTTGGGAGCTAGCGCGGGTCTTTTTT